ACCTAGACTGGTTAGAGAGCTTCGATAACGTGATTGTCTGTTTTGATAACGACAAAGCGGGACAGGAAGCAGCACAGTCTGTACTAACACTATTCACGCCCAACAAGGCTAAGAACGTAACACTGCCCCTGAAGGACGCAGGCGATATGTTGAAGGCCCGAAAGGTGTCAGATTTTGTCAGTAGTTGGTGGGACGCTAAGGTGTTCAGGCCCGACGGTATTGTATCGGGTCTCGATACATGGGACTTACTACAGGAACAGGCTCAGACTGTCTCAATACCTTATCCGTGGACTTGTCTTAATGAGTACACCCACGGCTTTAGAGCTAAAGAGCTGGTTACCATTACTTCAGGTTCTGGCATGGGTAAGTCACAGATAGTCAGAGAGCTAGAACACTACTTGTTGAACCAGACAGAAGATAACATTGGTATCTTGGCGCTGGAAGAGGACATACCCAAGACAGCACTAGGGATTATGTCCATCGAAGCTAACAAGCAGCTACATCTGCCAGACGTTAAGGCAGCAGTCACAGACGAAGAGCAGAAGGGATACTGGGAAAAGACTATGGGTACAGGACGTATCTATATGCTTGACCATTGGGGTAGTACTAGTGAGGATGACCTCTTAGGCCGCATACGCTACATGGCTAAGGGTTTAGACTGCAAGTGGATTATCCTAGACCACCTGAGCATCGTAGTCAGTGACCAAGCGAACGGAGACGAGCGTAAGGCTATTGATAGCATTATGACTAACCTGCGTAAGATAGTTCAGGAAACAGGTGTTGGTTTATTCTTAGTGTCTCACCTACGCCGACCATCAGGTCAGAAGGCGCACGAGGACGGCGGTAAGATTAGCTTAGGAGAGCTTAGAGGGTCAGCCAGTATCGCACAGTTAAGTGACATGGTGATTGGCTTAGAACGTGACCAGCAGCACTCAGACGCTGATATACGTAACACTACGTGCGTCAGGGTTCTGAAGAATCGGTTTGTAGGTTTGACTGGTGCAGCTTGTTACCTGTACTACGACAAAGACTCTGGACGTATGATTGAGACAGCGTGTCCGGTAGTAGACGACAAGGTGGATTTTTAAGCAGATGAAGAAGATAGTCTTTGACATTGAAACCAACGGGCTAGAGCCTACTCTTATATGGTGTGTTGCAGTACGTGAAGTAAGCACAGCTAAAGAGCTAGTGTTTACCAGTGAGGTTACTTTTAAAGATTACTTTTACTCTGAGCAGATGGAAATCATAGGCCACAACATAATTGGCTATGATATACCAGCGCTCAAAAAGCTTTGGAACGTAGACTTCACTGATAAGAAAGTAACTGACACACTTGTTATGTCACGCTTGGCAGAGCCTTCACGCCAAGGTGGTCATTCACTAGATAGCTGGGGTGAGCAGTTAGGATGCCCTAAAGGAGATTATAATGATTGGCTTAATTTCTCGCAGGATATGGTGGAGTACTGTCAGCAAGACGTTAGAGTTAATGAACTTGTTTACAAGAAACTCATCTCGAAACTTAATGATTTTAGAAGTGAGAGCGTTGACCTTGAACATCAGGTACAAGACATTATTGCTCAACAAATCAAGAACGGTTGGCTCTTAGACCAGAAGAAAGCGTTTGTCTTATTAGCTGAATTAAAAGAGAAAAAGCTTGACTTAGAGGATAAGGTACATGAGAAGTTTAGACCTTTACCTACTTTTATAAAACAAGTATCACCGAAGGTAAAGAAGGACGGCACCTACTCTATAGTTGGTTTAAAGTTCTTAGGTGAGCAGTGGGAGACAGCAGTAGCAGACTTCAGCAGGATTGATTACCCAGAGTTTAACTTAGGTTCGCGTCAACAGATAGGCCGATACCTACAGTACTTTGGGTGGAAACCTAAGTCTTTCACTGAGAAGGGTCAGCCGATTGTAGACGAGTCGGTACTCAACAAGGTCAAGGGTATCCCAGAGGCTGCGTTGATTGGGGAGTATCTGTTAGTGCAGAAGCGTATTGCACAGGTGCAGAGCTGGATAGAAGCCGTTAAAGAAGACGATAGAGTACACGGTTACGTAAACGCTAACGGCGCTGTAACAGGCCGTATGACACACTCAAGCCCTAACATGGGTCAAGTACCAGCAGTCTACTCGCCTTACGGCCAAGAATGTAGAGCGTGCTGGACAGTACCGGAAGGTTATAGCTTGGTTGGTATGGACGCCAGTGGTTTAGAGTTACGTATGCTGGCACACTACATGAAGGATGAGGACTACACTAATGAAATACTCACAGGAGATATTCACACAGCAAACCAGTTGGCTGCGGGCCTTGAGACTAGAGACCAAGCAAAGACTTTCATCTACGCTTTCCTATACGGCGCAGGAGATTCAAAAATCGGAAGCATCGTTGGCGGAACTGCAAAACACGGTAAAAGACTTAAAGAAAAGTTCCTTAGAAATACGCCAGCTCTTGGAAGACTACGAGAACAGGTTGGAGTGGCATCTGGAAGAGGTTATGTTCTTGGACTGGATGGAAGACGAGTGGCAATCAGGTCAGAGCATGCTGCGTTAAACAGCTTACTACAGTCAGCAGGAGCCATCGTTATGAAGAAGGCACTCTGTTTACTGGTAGAGTACGCTAACCTCCATAAAATTAACTTTAAGATAATAGGAAACATACATGATGAAATCCAGACAGAAGTTAAATCGAAAGACGCAGAAAGGTTTGGCCGCTTGGCAACGGCTTGTGTTGAAGCTGCCGGACTTCACTACAAACTCAACTGCCCCCTCGCAGGGGAATACAAAGTCGGGAAGAACTGGGCAGACACCCACTAAGGAGTCGGATAGGAGCAGGGAGAACCAGACAAGGATGTACGTAGATGGTAAGAGATACAGAGTGGGTAACCCTAAGCATCCTCACCATCAGCTATATAAGGAAGAAGGTTTAGAGGCAGTCTACGAGGTTATGAAAGGAAAGCCCCTCAATACTCAAAGACCTCGGTTCCTCTCTTGGTTCAACAACTTATTTAAAAAGGCTGTATAATAATGAAACCTAACAAAGCTGATAGAAAGAAGTTTGACATTGACTTAGCCTACGGTGAGGTAAGGGAAGACAAGATAGCAGAGATGCTTACTGGTAAGAAGATAGAAGTCAAGTCAGAGAAAGACATGTGGCAACGTACTGGTAACATCTGCATTGAGTACCAGTCATGGGGTAAGCCTTCAGGGATTGAAGCTACAGAGTCAGACTACTGGTTTCACAACCTCTGTATAGGTGAAGAAGAATACTGTACGTTAGTCTTCAGCACCCCCGTCTTGAAAAAGATAGTCAAAAGACTTGACAAATTCAAAACAGTTAGTGGTGGTGACAACAACGCCAGTAGAATGTTCTTGGTTAATTTACAGAAGTTATTCTCAACGGACGTTATCAAAGCTTTTAAGGAGCTAGAAGATGAACAAGACAACTGAGACACTGGTAGCCGATATCTACGCAATGATGGAGAGTAAGGACGCAGACCCTTCAGTTGACGTAGAAGCAGAGATAGAGAAGTTTGGTGAGAACGTAAAGGCTCTGATGCGCACAGAGTTCGGCAGGGAGAAGCGTCAAGATAAACGAACGCTACGCTTGTCGAACATAGGACGCACTGATAGATTCCTCTGGAACGTAGTAAACGGAACCAAGAAAGAGAAGATTGAGCCACACACCTACGTCAAGTTCATGTACGGTCATTTAGTGGAAGAGTTGTTGTTGTTCCTTACCCGTATGTCAGGGCACACAGTTACAGACGAGCAGAAGCAGTGTGAGGTAGAAGGCATACGAGGCTCTATGGACTGTAAGATTGATGGTGTTGTTACAGATGTCAAGTCCGCAAGCAGCTTTGGGTTCAAGAAGTTTAAAGAAGGTAAGATACTTAGGGATGACCCCTTTGGCTACGTAGACCAGATTAAAGCCTACGCCTACTCAGAAGGCGAGACACAGATTGGTTGGTTAGCTATGGACAAGACAGTAGGTCACCTCACTTACCTGAAGTACGACTTAGCAGACCCAGAGTTTAAGGTTGACATGGAGTTCAACGGTACAGTGGCTGACAGGGTTAAGTACCTCAAGGAGATGGTAAAAAAGCCTGAGCCTGTAGCGGTGTGCCATAAGCCTAAGCCAGACGGTAAGTCAGGTAACATGCAACTGGCTATGGGTTGTTCTTACTGTCAGTACAAGCAGCACTGTTACCCTAAGCTTCGTTTGTTTAACTACTCTTACCAGCCTAAGTATCTATGCGAGGTAGTGAAGGAGCCAAACGTACAGGAGTTGAAGCTCAGTGACTAAGAAGAAAAAGACGAAGTACAGGTCAGGGTTAGAATCAGCGTTAGCAGACGCACTAACCAAAGAGTTTATCTACGAGCCTTACAACTTGCCTTACACAACACACAGGAAGTACACGCCTGATTTTGTGAACGAAGACAAGAAGATACTCATAGAGGCTAAGGGCTACTTCAGGGTAGGTGACACACAGAAGTACAAGGCTATCAGAGACTCTATGCCAGAGTGGGAGTTAGTCTTTGTGTTGTCCAACCCATTGACAAAGGTACGTAAAGGTAGTAAGATGACTATGGGCCAGTGGTGTGAGAAAGAAGGTTTTCCATGCTTCACTGTTAAAACAAGTAGCGAACTACTACAGTATGTGAGAGATAAGAAATGTCACTAACATTCGAGGAATACAAAGAACAGTTCGTCAGGGAAAACGATGAGATACTTATCTTAGAGATACTTGAAATAGACGCTGACGACTTACTAAACGCTTTTGAAGACCGACTAATTAGATACAGAGAAGAGGAATTAGAAGATGAGCATTAACAACGCAACACCTCAAGACTGGGACAGGTTACGAAAGC